ATCAGTGGAGACCTCATCTGAGTGAAAAGGTTGGCAGCTTGCGTGAACCTGTAAGCACCAAAACAGTATCTGAATATTTCGCTAAAATTTATCCCGGTGCAGACAAACAAGCCGTCACAGAGGCAGCAGAAGAATTTACACAGCAACAAAACCACAAGCAAAGATTGGCAGAAATTTTTCCTGACATGAAACTGGCTGATATTGAAATATTATCTCAGATGGTGTCTAAACAAGATATTGAACAGTATGAACAAGACAGTGGTGGATGATGAGCGTAAATGTGAGCATTGTGGTCGTACATTTCAACGCGACAATACACTGCTAAAGCATTTGTGCGAACCCAAGCGACGATGGATGGACCGTGATAGGCCAGCCAATCGTATAGCTCATGCTGCCTGGCAACAATACTATCAGACCTGTCATCCCAACAAGCGTAACCTAGAATATGCTGACTTCATGCGTAGTGCTTACTATAGTGCTTTTGTGAAGTTTGGCGGCTACTGTGTGGATATTCGTGCTGTAAATCCACAAGCATATGTTATCTATCTGATAAAAAATCGAACACCCATTGATAACTGGAACAGCGACAGAATTTATACTCGTTATCTAGTGGAATATTTGAGACTAGAAGATGGCATGGAGGCTGTAAAACGCAGTATTGACCACATGCTCACTCTGAGTGAACAAGAGAATGTGGCCTTGCTTGATGTATTAAGGTTTGTAAACCCCAACCGCATTTGTCACATGATCAGTGTGGGACATATTAGTCCCTGGGTACTGTATCACAGTGAAAGTGGCAGAGAATTTTTAAGTAAGTTGAATCCGGACCAGAGTGCTCTAGTCATGGAATACATTGATCCCGAACGCTGGCAAATTAAATTCATGCGTGAAGCCAGGCAAGTGGATGAAATTAGAGTATTGTTAGAACAAGCCAATCGCGTATGAAGTTTACCAGTGATATTGATATTGACTTTGGAGATCGTGAACAGATTCTGGATAAAATTCAGCATGTTCCTGCCAGCATCAGAAAAGAAACAGAAGTCAGGCGGCATAATACTGGTGTGTATGTAACAGATATACCGCATGATCCAGTACACAACATAGCAGCCATAGACTATCAGGAAGCTGAAGAAAGAGGTTACATTAAACTGGACTTGTTGAATGTCTGGGTCTATCAATGGGTTCGTGATGAGCAGCATCTGACAGAGTTGATGCGTGAACCACACTGGTACAAACTAAAAGATCGTGAGTTCTTTGAGCAGTTGATTCACTTGAAGAACCATTACGAAACTCTGATGAGTATGCCTGAACCTGTGGATAGTATACCCAGACTAGCCATGTTTCTGAGTGTAATCAGACCGGGAAAGCGACATTTAATTGGCAAAAGCTGGTCTGAAGTTGCTAAATCAGTCTGGATAAAACCCGAGGATGGTAGTTATTATTTCAAGCAAAGTCATGCTATTGCCTATGCACATCTGGTAGTGGTGCACATGAACCTGCTGGAAGAAAATCCTAAGTCATGCGTTTCACCAGAGTAATGCTACGGCGCTTTACTCGTTTCTTGGTGAGTTCATTCATGCTAGGTGCTGGACCATGCAGAATCAACAGTCCTTTGTTATTAAAGGTTCGTAAATAGGGCCTAAATACACCCCAATCTTCCCGTAAAAATAAGTTGATGGGTATCAATCTATTGCTTTCCCACCACCAGGTATCCCCCAGTTCCAGGAATAATTTTCTCAAATCCTGGCTGACTATGCTACCATAGTCATAAAATGTTGTTACGGAATCATCACGGTTCTGTATGACACCCACATATTCTTGCCCAGCATAGCTTAATACGCTTATGAAAGGATGCGTGTCAGTCAATTTTTGGAAAAAATCATTAATCATAAATACAATGTAAAGGATCCGAACCGTGGCAGCACAAACCCAAGTCTATTTATACAACCAAAGGCAGTATGTAGTTTTATTGGAACCGGGTGCCCGCGCAACTATAAGGTATGAAAAAGTGTACGCCAAAGAATTAACAATACATCGAGGTGTAGATAACCTCTTGGAATTTGCTTTTATAAATCAAGAGCAAAAGCCCGTAAACATAGCAGGCAAAGAAATAACTTGCCGCATACTAAATTATGACGGCACTGAGGTACTACTACAAAAAACACTAGTGCCTAAATTGCCTATTACTGGGATTACCACTCTGCAACTGACCATAGCAGATATTGAAAACATCCCCAGTCAATATTGTTACTACAGTTTAGAAATACCAGTAAATGATTTTGATTATCCAGTATTTGTTGATGCCAATGGTGGTGCCCGTGGTAAAATCAATATTGTGAACAGCGTGTTACCAGCATTTGTTCCTGCCAGAGAAATAACTATTCCCAGTCATTTGCCACCCACACCCAATGCTAACATTCCCAACATTACATACTATAGTAGTGTGATTAACACAAAAGAATTTCCTGTGCTCACAGTTCAAACCAAGTATGAAGAATTTACTGGTAATATAACATTTCAAGGTAGCACCACTGCTGACTTCGCTAATCCTTATCCCATTCTGGGACCACTGGCTTACAGCAATAGCGGCACTATTAATAATGTACAAATACAAACCAGTGATGGCCATTTCACATGTGCCAATACTGACTTGTTACGAGCCGGCAGCACGGTAACAATAACTGGCACTAATACTGGTTCAGGCAGTATAGTGGGTTATTCAAGTGGAGTTAGCTATTACATCTGCCAGAGTAATGGAGTAAATAATTTCTTGTTGAGCAGCCTGGCCAATGGCAATCCCACCATTGCCACAACAGCTGGCACAACAACCGGACTTACATTCACTGTGAATGGCTATACTGGTGTTGATGGTCACAACATTGTGGGCTATCATCCCTATGTGCGCCTGCAAATTATAAACAATGGTACCAATCCCATACTTGTGGGCAATACCAATGTGCTCAGTGGTGATCTGGTAGAGATACTGGCCAGATAAATCCAACGCTGTTGTTTTTTGTTGCTGAATCGTGTAAACTCTAACTCATGTTAGATATTCTGGCTGTTCTTCCCGGAAAAAAGAAGCATACGCAAAGTGGTTGGTATGCTTTTAACGGGGTATGTTGTCACAATCGTGGTCATAACATAGACCGACGCGGCCGTGCAGGCATAAAGTTCACTGGTGATACTAGCTGGAACTATCATTGCTTCAATTGCCAGTTCAAGTGTGGCATGACACTGGGCAAACATTTCAGTCGTAATCTCAAACAGCTATTAGCCTGGAGCGGTCTTGACACACAGGAAATTGATCGACTGAGCTTTGAAAGTTTCAGTCAGCGAAGCCTGCTGGACATGGTGAGAACGCAGCCAGAAAACCATGAAATAAAATTCTTGGGCATGCGTTTACCTGAAGGTGCCCGGCCAGTTACCCATGAAGCCCGAGATAAATTTCATCAAGACTATCTGGCCACACGTGGATTCACTGTGGACGATTACAAGTTCTATACTGTGGATGATGAAGCCAGACCCAGGATCATACTGCCCTATTTTTATGAAGGTCGTCTTGTGGGAAATACATCTAGATTTTACGATGGCCGGCGCCCTAAATACCTGTCCGAACAACAGAAAGGTTATGTGTTCAACATAGATGCCCAACATCCAGACTGGAGCGCATGTATACTCACTGAAGGACAGTTTGATGCATTGAGCGTGGGTGGTTGTGCATACATGGGCAGTAACATCAGTGATGACCAGGCCAGATTACTGAGTAGACTACGCCGACGCATTATCGTAGTACCAGATCAAGATGAAGCAGGATTGGAAATTTGTGACCGTGCTCTGGAATTGGGTTATCAGGTAAGCATACCCAACTGGAGTGATGAAGTCAAAGATGTTAATGATGCAGTTGTAAAATATGGCAGGTTGCCCACTCTGCTAAGTATACTTCAGGGCGCCACTGCAAGTAAAATAAAGATAGGTATGGCCAGAAAGAGATTTAAATGACAGAATATAGCCGCGAAATACAAGAAGTTTTCATTCGCATGATGATAACTGATTACAGTTTGTTCACTCGTGTGAGCAACATCATGAATGTGGAAAACTTTGAAAAAGGTTTGCGACCCACTGTAAAGTTTCTGAAAGAATACAGCGAGAAGTACAACAGCCTGCCCACTAGCACACAAATCAATGCCACTACTGGTGCCATTATTGATGTTATTCCGGGCATGCGTGACAGCGATGTTGAATGGTTTCTAGATGAGTTTGAAGGCTTTACCAAGCGTCAAGAACTTGAACGAGCCATTCTGAAAGCAGCCGATCATCTGGAAAAAGGTAACTTTGATCCTGTAGAAAAGTTAATCAAAGATGCAGTTCAGATTAGCTTGCAAAAGGACATGGGCACAAACTACTTTGCTGATCCACGAGCACGACTCATGGCCATCAAGAACAACAATGGCCAAATCAGTACTGGCTGGCCCTGCCTGGATGCCAAACTGTATGGTGGATTCAATCGCGGTGAACTACAAATCTTTGCAGGTGGTTCAGGCTCAGGCAAGAGTTTGTTTATGCAGAACTTGAGTGTGAACTGGGCATTAGCTGGCCTGAACGGTGTGTACATCAGTCTGGAACTCAGTGAAGAACTGTGTGCCTGGCGCATGGACAGTATGATGACTGATACTGGCACACGTGATGTGTTCAAGAATCTGGATGATGTGGAAATGAAAGTCAAGATGCTGGCCAAGAAAGCAGGCCAGTTCCATATCAAATACTTGCCAGCACAAAGCACAGTGAATGACATTCGTGCTTATGTAAAAAATCTTGAGATTGAGTCTGGTATTAAGGTGGATTTCTTGTGTGTTGACTACTTGGACTTGTTGATGCCAGTGAGTGCCAAAGTCAGCCCCAGCGACTTGTTCGTCAAAGACAAATATGTGAGTGAAGAAGTGCGTAATTTGGCCAAAGAACTGAATGTGCTCATGGTCACTGCCAGTCAGTTGAATCGTAGTGCAGTTGAAGAAATTGAGTTTGATCACAGTCATATTAGTGGTGGTATTTCAAAGATCAACACAGCAGACAACGTGTTCGGTATTTTCACTAGCCGAGCCATGAAAGAGCGTGGTCAGTATCAGATTCAGTTGATGAAAACTCGTAGTAGTAGCGGAGTGGGTCAAAAGGTTGACCTGGCATTCAATCAGGAAACACTGCGTATCTATGACAATGGGGACAGTACAGGTATGGCTCAAGCCAGTGAAAGTGCAAACAATATTTTGAGCAAAATCAAGACTCAAAGCACTGTAAAGGCTGCTGACTCTGGGGTAAAGATCAATCCCAACACTGGTGAAATCAGCGGCGGCGAACCCAGTGGCCGAGTTGTAGCAGATGTTCGGGCAACAAAATTGAACAGTTTATTGAATAAACTGGGTCAAAAGTGATACTCTGAACCAAAAAGTGATAAATACTATATTATGAAAAGACAAACACGCAGCCTACTTGAAGAACTCAATGAAATTGGTGAAAAACGAGACACCAAGCACATAATTGAGTCACGGGCTAACAATGTGATTGCCAGTGCTATACACTTAATGGAAGTAATTGAGCGTAACTTCACGCCCGAACAAGCTGCCGTATTAGAAAAGAAACTGCTGGTTGCTATCAAAAACCGCGATCAGGGTAAGTTCAGCCGTAGCCTGAAAAAATCTGAAGAATAATAAAAATAGTCGTATATTATCTTTTTGGCCGCCAGGGATAAATACATATAGAGGTACATGACCTCACAACATTAAGGAGAATATCATGGCAGGTTTTTCAAGAGTAAACGGTGACCTAAAAGGCGTAGCCGTATTTGACGTTCCAACATACACCAACACTGGTGTTAATGCAATTACTAGTGGTGTAACAGTACAGCCACAAGGCCCCAAGCTGAACTTCTTCACAGTAAGTGACGCTAACCTGGAGCCCGTAAGCAGTGATGCTGGCACAGCAGCTACTGTAGTTATTCAGACTGTTACTCAACTGAGTACAGTTCATATGTACGAGTACACAGACGCTGGTAGTAACGGCACTATCGCTATGGCCATCTACCCCACAGCTGGTCAAACTGCTGCAAGTCTGCAAACAGCTATCCGTGCCCTGGGCACAGTTAGCAACGTTGACCTGAGCAGTGCTGTAGTTGCCAACGGCGCTACATTCACAGCAGTGTCTTAATAGGTTCGCTATTAAACGCCAAGCCCGGTTTTATAACCGGGCTTTTTTATTGGCTTAAATACTGGCACTATGAAAATACGATGCCGAACATTATTTGATATCACACAGACACATGTTAGTAATCGCAGGGGTCTACTTGAATCAAATGTTGACCCAGCATTTCAAAAGCAGAGATTACAACAAGCCAATTTTGAAACAGTGCTACAGGTCATAAGTTTACGCAGTCAGCCTGAAAACATCACTGAAACCACAGTTACACAAACCCGTTTTCAGCCAGACAGTGAATGGGGCACAGCCTATCGTGCAAGAAAAGGTGTGAACTGCTGGCAGTTTGAATTTACGGTGGCACATACTAAAGTTTTTTCCCGTGATGGAGAAGAATTGGCTGCACTACTGTCTGATTGCCAAAATGTACCCATGATCAAAGACCTAGATGAATGGCGTAGTGTGGCAAATACACTGGATGTGACCCCTGAACTTAGAAACATAATTTTTGAGGTCATAGATGCCACGAACTGATTATAAACAGCTAGAGGATCTAGCCCAAAATGCCATTCCCGGGCTGTTAAATAGCTTGGTTTATGAAGATAACGGTAATTATGTCATGTACGAGCAATACTACATAGGCAAAACTGGAGAAGATTACCATGTTTATCGTTATCGTGACGAGTATTGTATACGATTCAATCGTTTGAGGAATGCTGCCACCTGGTGCACCCTGGATCATTATAACAAGTATTATGAAGCCAACCGTGTAATTTATCTGGATAAAAAACTAGAAAGCCTGGAAGTTGACAAACACATTCATCAAAAGCACAAACAAAAGGGTGATTGGGATCGCTATGAAATAGCAGCAGTAAAATATCAACATGACTGTCACAGTCAAAGAATTTTTCGCGGCGAATTAGATAAATACATTATACTGGCCAAATCGTGCCAACAACGAGGATTTGAAAATGAACTTACAAGAACTTCAAGAAAACAAAAAGAGCAAGCTAGTTGAGCGTGCTCTGAAAGAACACTACAGCGTGGACCTGAACCTAGAAAAGTTGGACATGGTGAATGCCAAGCGTATGCTGGGTCGTGTTCGTGGTCTGCTGAAAGAATCACGTGCTGGCCGCAGCGTGCATCACAGTCATGAGAATTCCAGTTATCTAAAGTTGGTCATGATGGAGCAAGCACTGAGTGATCGATTGAACGATTTACGTGAACAAGCCAAGATTGTTCTGGAAAACGAAGAAGTTCAGAAGTCACAAGTAATTCTGGCTGCCCAGGACATGATTGACAGCATGCAAAAGATGATCGAACAAGTGAGCAAGATGAATGCTGAAGAACTGCCAGCCGTAGTGGAAGGCATTCAGAACGAGTTTGGTGTACAAGAGAGCGAGCAGTTCAATACCAGTGTAAGCGAAACCTTGACCACACTGCAAAGCAGCCTGAGTCAAGCCAAGACAGCCCTGACAGGTGCCCTGAATGGCATCACTGGTGCTGCACCAGCCGCTGACATGGGCATGGAAATGCCTGGTGCTCCTGATATGGGTGCTGAACCTGGTATGGATGCAGGTGGCGAATTGCCAGAATTACCTGAACTGCCTGAGCCTGATGAAGAACCTGAAGATATGGGTGGGGCAGGCCGCGAGACCAGATAATGCGCTTATTTGAGTTTGAAGATGATGACAGCCTGCGAGTTCGCCTCGCAGGACTAGTCAGTCAGTTACGAGGCAGAGCACTAGATACTGGTGCCAAAGAACCCTATAGTTTGGCTGCCCTGCGTAATAAATTGCATGATGCGGAAATAAATCTGGATGACGAAGAATTACGCGACATGCTAGACGAACCACCCTTGAGTAATCTAATCGCCAATATCAAAGGCGACCAGGTAATATTCAAGGGCATTGGTCCAGAC